CGATAATCTTACCATCTTTATAACCCAAACCATTTACGTGGTTTTTGATAATGGATACTTTGGTTCTGATTGCGTAAGATATTGTTCTTCCGTTTTTAGTTGCCGTGATGTGATTGATACCTGCCTTCTTTTGATTACCGAATAAGAATACTAATGCCGATGCTAACCAAAGTGCCTCACCACCTTTTGCCTTAATCTCAGGTTGTCCGAAAGGATTATCAGGTAAGTCAACCCAAGGTTGGTTAACTACAACCATAGTGTTGTAATATGGATAATCTTCTTTCTTTGACTTTGAGATTCTTGAGTGGATACCCATACCGATTTTATCCGCAAGTGCGGAAGCGTTATGCATCTTTCCACCTTTACCTTCAAATGTCATCTTACAAGGAATAGAACCAACAGAATCCCATAGGAATAATAAGTTATAAGGGATATCTCCTTTTTCTTGAGCGTCCAACATTTCATTAATGAAGTCAGTAGCTTGTTCAATATAGTCGAAGCTATCATTGAATATGAAATCTCCGTCCCACTCTCCGTTACTATTTTTTTCGGCAACCAATCCTAGTTCGATTGCATGTTCCCAAGACCATTTTTTCTCTGTGATAATGAAAACAGGAATATGTCCCTTTTTCTGAGCATCGGCCCCAGCCAAAATCATCGCGGTAGTTTTAGAGGAATTTGAGTGTCCCAAAAACATATTGATACCACCCATAATCGGACCTGGTAATCCACAAGCCCCCATAAAGGCTTCACCACAATTGTAATAACTTTCGGGTTTATATTTTGTTTTAGTAGAAAACTTATCTTTAATACTACTTAACCCGATTTCTTTTTTCTTTAAAGCCATATTAAATTTCGTATTTGTAAAATTGTTCCAAGTTTTCCAACTTGTCTTTTGCGTTGGCTCTTTTTTCAATTAACTTATCCATTTCTTCAATATGTTGCGGATGTTCTCCGATACCAACAGGATTCGTGAAATAAACAAGTAATGATGATTCAGCGTCCAACATCTCAAACTCATATTTAGTTTTAAGAGCTTGATACATTTTATTTTTTATTTTGTCCATTGTTTTTTTTTTAAAAAAAACTCTCAAGGACAAAATGTCTTTGAAAATGTCCTTGAGAGTTATAAGTTAATAATTAAAAAGGTAAATCCTCGTCAGGTGCGTCCATTAACTGTGGATCTTCAACTGAAGCGGAACCACCTACTGATGTTGTTCCAACTGATGAATCACCATAGACATATTTGCCAGCATCTGAATCCCAACGTGGAGTTTCACCACGAGCAATTGCTTCTAAATAATCTTCAGGTTTTTTTGAGTATACGTCAGCCCAAGTTAACTCATCTTCCAACCAAGATTTTGCGGTATCAGCATCTTCGTGAAGTGGTTGTGGGTCGTCGTACATAACCGCTTGAATAACGGTGTAAGGTTTTCCGTTGTTTGCCTTTGTTTTGGTAAGTTCCAATATCAGGTCACGTCCTTTTTCAGAATCGGTGATATCTCCTTTTGCTCTCCAAATAGGAATAATCTTGTCCAAGATACCTTCTTTTTTGTAATTGTGTTTAAATCTCCAAAATTTCGGACCATCTTGCTCAGCATCTCTATCAATTACCTTTACAATGTAAAATAACCTTGACCTATAAGAACTCGCAAGTTTTTTATCCGTTTCTTTACCCGTTGAACTAAGTTCCTCATAAAGCTCGTTAAGTGGGGAACGCTCGTTATCGTTTTTACCAGGATCGTAGAGTTTAACCCATTTTCCATCTACCTGAACTTCGTGATACCATACTTCTTTGAAGGGGGAGCTTCCATCAGGTGTTGGTAAAATACGAAGTCGTTTTTGTCCTTGATTTTCTTTATCGCCAAGAACGGCAGCGAAGTATTTTTTCATTCTCTCGTCTTGACTCATCTTTGAGCCTGAAGACGAACTTGACTTTTGTTGTTTTTCATACTGAGCCAAAACAGCATCCATTGCATTTGTCGCCATAAATTAAAATATTTGATTGTTAAATTGTTTAAGAAATATAAGTGTTTTAAATAGGTTGTCAAATAAAAAAAGGGTATGACAAGAAAAATCACACCCTTAAATTATAATCAATATTTTTATTTTAATTTTTAAAAATCCCTAACATTTCTGGCCATTCCCTAACATTTCGTAATGGTCTAACACCTCTAAATTCGTATGCTTGCTCCAACCAATCTTCCATAATTAACTGAACATCAGCATAGTTAAAGTTAAAAGACTTTTCCAATTTTGACCAAATATTACTATCACTTATCCGAACTATCTTATTTCTTTTGTTATATTCCATTAACACCCTATTTTTAGAATCAACATAAAATAATGAATCCGGATATTTTTTAATTTCTTTTGGTGTTAAATTTCCAAATGATTTTGTTAAATATAGCTTAACAACTCTAACTAATTTTGGTCTATCTATTATTATGTTCATTATTTAACCTCAACAGGTCTTTCATTACCAGGAAAATCTCTGAAACTGTCTTTAATTTCGGATGGAGAAAAATCTTTTACCTCATCAGTTGTTAAAATATATTCATTTTTACCTGATTTTTCCATTTCTTCTTCTTTATCTACGAAAAAATCTGAAAGTTTTTGATTATATGGTCCCGAATCCAAACTTCTCAATTCTAATTTTTCTTGCGCGGTCTTTGGTCTATATTTTTCAACTTTTGCTTCTAATGAATCAATTTTTGAAACCAACTTATCCATTTCTCCAAGTTTTGTTTGTAAATTTTCCAACTGTCCAAACAAATTATTAAAGTATTCTTCTTGCTTTGTTTCTATTGATTTTTGAGATGTAACCAAATCTGTAATATCTAATTCTTCTGTTGAATCTCCCTCTTCTGATTCCCCTTCAGCACCTACTTTTTCAACATCAGGATCTGTTTCTGGATTAATTGGTTCTGTGTCTGCCGGTGGAGCTGGAGGTACCGCACCTTCGGGTGCTGGTGGAGGTACTTCTCCCCCTAATGGTGGAGCGGCCGCCGCGGGATCTGCGGGCGGAGCGTCAGCCGGTGGTGGTGCGTCAATCACTTCTTGTTCATAGATATATCTATTTATTTGATTATATCTTCTTAGTTCCTCTAATATTTTTTTATCTACACTCATTTTTTTAACCATTTAATAATTGTTTAATACCTTTTGCAGTTTCAACCTGAATTTTTCTAGATTGATTTACGGTGTTATCAACTCTTTCAATAAGACCGTCTTTTATTCTAATGGTGTAACATTCACCACTATCAAGATCACAAACTTGTTTTGATCCATTACCTAAATCTTTTTCTGACACCCTTGTGGATTTACCAAGGTAATTGTCCAATATTTCTTTAACTGTGTTCATAATTTTTTTTATTTATAAATATCACCAAAAGATGAAAATCACAAATTTAAACTTTGAGCTAAAACAATTGCTTCTTTAATTATTGAAACATTATTTTTAGTAGTTTGATTATCTTTTATTTTATTATATGCCGATTCAACAGACGTAGTTGGGTATTGTAAATATATAAATTTATATATTTCTGATGCCAAATTATTTATGTCGGTAATTTGACTACCTGTTTTAATATCTTTACCGTTAGTAATATTTGTATTTACTTTATTTACCATATAATTTGCGACATATCTAACAGAATTTGTTGGGTTATCAAAAGATGCTAAAGTTACAGCATAGTCACCCACATTTATACAGTAATATTTCTTGTTCAGATAAGCATCAACTGAAGCTTGTGGGTAATTAATCTCTTTATTGTTTATATTCAAATTTAATGGTAAAAAGATGAAATTATTCTCATATGATGAGAATCCAACATCAGAGTAATTATAAAGATAAATTAAACTCCAAATAGTATAGTTCAACTTATTTTTTATAATTTGATTTATTGGTTTATTACTAACATTTAAACTGTTTGTAACCCCTGTTATAATATCTAACATTTCATTAACAGATTTTTTAGTTACGGATGGATTTGTAATATTTTCAAATTTTTCAAACTGCTTATTAACCTTACAAGAATCCGAATTAGATATTTTAACCTGATTTGAATTATTTTGTTGATTTTGTTTATCTTGTGCGGTTGTTTGTGATTTTTGTTGTTCTTTTATTTTTTCTTGTTTTGCCAAATCAAAAACATTATTCAAAAATGATGTCAAAATAGATTGTAAATATGTATCAGGATTTGGTAATGAGAAAATAGATTGTCTAACACCACCAAAACTAGTCTTAAAACTTCCGGCAGTAATATTATGGTTTACACTTAAAATCATATATGACCCTGAAAACATTGGTATATGTCTTAAATTAAAATACATCATCGGCTGTATCATCGCACATCCCATCATATCAATTGAACAACCGTAGCTTCTAGTCTTATACAAATTATATAATGATAAACTCTGAGTTGATGTAGTTCTTCCTCCTGCTTGATTAGCCATATCTGTTTGTATTTTAAGTGTCTCAGATGTTGGCTTTCCAGCGTCTTGACTAACGGATATATTCTCGAATACTCCTTGATTTTGGATTCCCATATCAACTGTAAAACCTACAACCCTATTTGTCTGACCCCAATTTGTTTTATTATTCAAATTATCGGCCAAGGTTGTTGCCGTATCTAATTTATTGAAGTAAATTCCATCATCATTATACGCATAGTTTGGCGTGTTTTGTTCTAAATGTTCTGAAGTTTTTCCTACATAAAAACAAACCATTTTCGGTCCTGAATTTCTATAATCAACATTTGGATGCGTTCCAAACATATCATTTGCAAACTGTAATGAATTCTCTATTTTTGGTATTGCATTTTTTATTGGATCTTGTACGTTATAAAAATTCACAAATGATGGTAAAGTCATAACTTGAAAATTATTCATTTGTAATATAGATTGAACATAATACAATAGGTTGCTTTTTTGATTAATATTTGATAATAAATTGTTAAGTTGCAATACATCAACTAAAACTATATCGCCTAAATCACGGCTTGCTCTATCTAAAAGTAATACATCCTCAAAAATTGTTTTATATTTTAAATCATAACCAGAAATCCACCTGTCATTTGTCGCTTTTAAAGATTCCCAAATTTCAGTTTTTCCAACTGCCCCGATTAACTCTGATGCGAAATCTTGTTGGGGGCTCATATTAACATTACCCAATTTAGATCTAATTTTAATCATTGTTGATTGTAAAACCAAATTTTGAAAATTATTATTTCTATTAATATATTCTAAGATATCTGATTGGAATTCAAATTTATTATAATTCGGATTCTCCAATTTTTGAGTTGCATATATTTTAATTAAAGGATATAATAGTTCTATATTTGTTGGTTCAAATTCAATATCGTTGTCAATAAAATAATCAAATATTGTTGATCCGCTGTCTGTATATTTTATACCTTCTATTTCAGAAAAACCAACATATGTTGTCAAAGCTTTCCATGCTTGTGGATAATTTACGGCCACAGAACTAATCGGAAATACTTTTGTTTTTGATGGTAACGCTAAAGGTGTGTTTGTAGCATAAGATCTTGGAATAAATGGATCGGCAACCGAATCAAATCCTAATGATCTTGACTGTGGGTTAGTAAAAGATAAGAAAATATTTTTATTATATTCTGATGGATTTCCGTATTTAAAAAGCACATCATATTCCATAAATGATTGTATTACCGATCTAAAATTATCGTATTGGAACGCTTTTACTTTATTAACATCCTTTGATAATTGTTTAATTGGTAGTTTCATCATTTCTATAAAAAGTAATTGGAAATTTTGAAATGTGTTATCTTTTGAGTTTGGAGTTACATCAAATTGAATCCTATCAATCGGTAAAAAATCATATCTTGAATTACACCAATTCAAAAATAATTGTTCAAATTGGTCTAATATTTCTCTTTTAAATGTTGGTAACAATTCATCAGTTTTTGTGTATCCTGACTGATTACCTGTTAATTCAAAATTATTTTGATTTGATGTGTTATTTAATATTTTTTTAAAATATTGATCGTAATCTGGTTTCGATATTTTAGAATTATCAAACCACCCATAATTAGGAGATAACCAAAAAGTTCTAACTGAACCGTTATACATTGATGGGTTATTAAACACTTCTTTTTTCAAATTAGGACTTTGCGTTGTTGAATCTATATTATCAAAGCATTCGTTTAAAGTTTGGTTAAAGTCATTACCGATAGAAGGGATTGCAAAAAAACTTGTGTCAGATCTATTATTTAATAAAACAGAATAAGAGTTAAATGTTAAAGTTCTTCCTGTCTGAGTCTGATCGAATCCGAAAGGTGCTGTAATTGTTGATGTTCTAAACACCGTAATACCTGAATTAATACCATTTTGAATATCGCTATCAGTATAACCAGAAACAAACGTTCA